TCTGTGGTTGCGGCTACTACTGCAAACATCACTTTGTCTGGCGCACAAACCATTGATGGCATCTCTATTGTTGCGGGTGATCGGGTTTTAGTTAAAGACCAATCTACCGCCTCACAGAATGGTATTTACTTGTGTGCAACAGGTTCATGGACTCGCACAACCGATGCAGATACTTATGCTGAGTTGGTAGCGGCTTTTACCTTTGTTGAAAAAGGCACAACCAACGCTGACTCTGGCTTTATCTGCACAATAGATGCAGGTGGAACATTGGGTAGCACATCTATTACATGGGCGCAGTTTTCAGGTGCAGGTCAGATTACTGCGGGTGATGGTCTTACAAAGACAGGTAATACTCTCAATGTAGGCACTGCATCTTCTAGCCGTATTGTTGTCAATTCGGACAACATTGATTTGGCAACTTCTGGTATTTCAGCAGGCACATACCAATCTGTTACTTTTGATGCTTATGGTCGTGCTACGGCAGGAACGAATCCTACGACTATCGGTGGCTATAACATTACAAATGCTTATACCAAAACTGAAATAGATTCGATATTTGGTTCGACTACTGCTGCGGCAACTTCTGCTTCTAATGCGGCTACAAGTGCTTCAAACGCTTCTACAAGCGCATCTAACGCTTCTACAAGTGCAAGCAATGCGGCTACAAGTGAAACCAATGCGGCAGCCTCATACGATGCTTTTGATGACAGATATTTAGGCTCTAAGTCTACTGCCCCTACTGTTGACAACGATGGCAATGCTCTGTTGACAGGTGCTTTGTACTGGAACAACTCAGTCAATACTCTGTATGTTTGGACAGGATCGGCTTGGAGTCAGGCGGCATTTACCGCAGGTGGTTTCTTAGTTAACACTAACAACCTATCTGACGTATCTAATACTGCTACTGCTCGGACTAACTTAGGTCTTGCTATCGGTACTAACGTACAAGCCTATAACGCTAACACGGCAGTTACAAACTCTGCACAGACATTCACGGCTACTCAGACATTCTCAGGTTCATCATCAGCTACTGCCATTGTTCTAAACGATGCAGCAGAGGTGGCGACAGTATCAGCAACAGCCGCTACTGGAACGATTGCTTACGACATTACAACTCAGTCTGTTTTGTATTACACAAGTAACGCAAGTGCTAACTGGACAGTTAACTTCAGAGGCTCTAGCGGTACATCACTAGATACTTTGATGAGTACAGGTCAATCAATGACTGTGGCTTTCTTGGTTACTCAAGGCTCTACTGCTTATTACAACTCTGCTGTGCAAGTTGATGGCACTACATCAGGTGTTACTACTAGGTGGCTAGGTGGTGCGCCTACTGCGGGAAATGCTAGTGGCATTGATAGTTATCGTTATTTAATTATCAAGACAGGTAGTGCTACGTTCACAGTCTTGGCAAGCAACACACAATTTAAGGCTTAAACCATGCCATTACAAGCAACTTCTGGTGCAGCTAGTTACGATGCCTTTGGTGGTGGTGTTCCTGTTGTGCCAGCGTATATTGAAGAAGTGTTCAGTACATATCTATGGACAGGTGATGGCACAACAAGTCGCACTATTACCAATGGCATTGATTTGGCTGGTAAAGGCGGTCTTGTTTTTATTAAAAACCGAAGTAGTGGTACTGATTCTTGGGGGTGGTTTGATACAGCCAGAGGCGTAATAAATGGGTTATCTTCTAATAGCACTGCGGCTCAACTAACCTACACTGGTCTAGCCTCAACATCTGCAACTGGTTTTGTAACTAGTGCAGGTAGTGCTGATTATTATGGTCAAAATACAACAAGCACAAATGTCGCCTCATGGACATTCCGCAAGCAACCAAAGTTCTTTGATGTTGTGACGTGGAGCGGCAACGGGGTAAATGGTCGCAACATTTCTCACGGTCTTGGTTCTGTTCCAGGTTGCATTATTGTTAAGCGAACCGATACAACAAGCGATTGGACTGTTTATCACAGAAGTTTGGGAACGGTTAATGACCCTTACAGCTACACTTTGTTTCTAAACACCACTGCCGCGCAAAACGCATCTAGTGCTTGGAATGATTCAGCTCCGACATCGACGACTTTTCAAGTCAGCAGCGGCGCTGCACTTAACGCATCTGGCGGAACCTACGTAGCCTACCTATTCGCCCATAACGCAGGAGGCTTTGGCCTAACTGGTACAGACAATGTGATTTCGTGTGGGTCTTATAGCGGAAGTGGTGCAGCAGGAAACGCTCAGACTTTAGGCTATGAGCCGCAGTGGGTTCTTATTAAACGCACAGATACAGCCGATGATTGGCACTTGTTTGACAATATGCGTGGAATTGCTACAGGCGGAAATGACGCTATTCTGTATCCAAATGGGTCTTTTGCAGAGTACACGGCTGGAAATCGAATAGCTTTGACCGCTACAGGATTTACTTTTGAGGGGTCAAACCTTAATCAGTCTGGCGGAACATTCATCTACATAGCCATTCGCAGAGGCCCGATGAAAGTGCCTACGAGTGGGAATGAAGTGTTTTACTCTGCTGCGTTTAATGACGCTAACACATCTTTTTCAACAGGGTTTGTTACTGATTTTGCAGTCAATAAGGTCACCTACTACAATCCAGACCAGCAAACATATACAGTGGGTAGTAACTTTCTTACGCCTAGATTGACTAATACACAAGGTATGCCAACAAACGGCACAAATACAGAAAGTAATGGTTATGTAGCTGGATGGGATATTCAAGATGGTTATAAATGGGCCAACAGTTCAGGCTACGATATTTTTGGCTGGGCTTTTAAAAGAGCACCTTCGTTTGCCGATGTTGTTTGTTACACAGGTACTGGAAGTGCTACAACCCAGACGCATAACTTGGGGGTTGCACCTGAGTTAATTTTTGTTAAAAAGCGAGCCTCGACTGCTGGAAACTGGTCTGTTTACAATCAATTTAATGGGGCAACTCAATATTTAACTTTAAATGCAACAAACTCAGTAGGCACAAATAGTGGTTACTGGAACAATACAAGCCCAACGGCTTCAGTGTTTTCTATTGGAACTTCTTCGGAAGTAAACGGTTCTGGTTCTACCTATGTTGCTTATCTGTTTGCCACTTGTGCGGGTGTTTCTAAAGTAGGTTCTTACACAGGCACAGGCACTACCCAAACAATCGATTGTGGTTTTGCAGGTAGCGCAAGGTTTATTCTTATAAAACGTACTAATGCTGCAAGCAGTTGGTTTGTCTATGACTCATCACGCGGCATTCAAGCAGGTAATGACCCGTATTTAACTTGGAATACTGATGTAGTTCCCGTGACAAATACAAACTTTGTTGATACTGCTTCAACAGGTTTCCAAGTGATTGGAACTGGAGTAAATGTTAATGGCGGCACTTACATCTTCTTGGCTATAGCATAGGAAAAATCATGCAAATACGAACACAATCAGGACAAGTAATGTACGAAGCAGAATTTCGTGCATACACAAAAGCCAATGGTGGCCCATCATGGGACATAACAACAACTGAAGTCTTGGAAAGCTTGGGTGCTGATGTAGTCTTTGAAGGCCCACAAGCTACAGGTGGTACTGTTTACCAATACTCTCAAGCCTCTGGCGTAGAACAGATTGATGGTAAGTGGTACACAAAATATATCCTTGGCCCTGTCTTCATTGACCAAGTGGTAGATGGTGTAACTACTACTGCTGCTGAACAAGAAGTGGCTTACAAGGCTTCTAAGGATGCTGAACAGGCTAAGAGTGTTCGTGCTTCAAGGGATGAGAAACTAAAAGACTGTGATTGGACACAAGTAGCGGATGCTCCTGTTGACAAAGCAGTATGGGCTACCTATCGTCAAGCCTTGCGTGATGTCACTACGCAGACAGGTTTCCCTTGGACAATTACATGGCCTGATGAGCCACAATAAGGAGTAATCATGGCTGTAACTAGCGAACAAATTGTAGATTTCTTAGTAGCAAACCCTGGCATGAGTGATGCCCAGATCGTTACGGCTATGGAGACTTATGGAGTTTCTCCTGCTCAAATGGCTCAAGCAGTTGGGCTAAATGAAGGTGAAGTTGCTTCCCGTGTGGCGGCTACTATTCCTCAAGGTGAAACAATTACTTTGGGCGACACTATTGTTCAACCTCAGTATCAAGTTATTGGTGATGGTGAGAATCAGCAAATCGGTGGTCTTGAGAATGTCTATACCTATAAAGTTGGTGAAAACCAAGCTGGTGGTGGCTATCAACAATACACACCTACTGGTGAACTTCAGAGAACTGGTGTTCAACAAGAAGTTAATGCTGGTCAAGACTTTCTAAAGTTCTTAGGAGGTTCTGCTGCTTTATTCGGTGGACTAGGTGGTGGTTTTGAGAGTCTATTTGGTGGCGGTGGTGCTGCAACGGGTTCGGCAGGAACTGTTGGCTCTACTGGCTTAACAATGGCTGAACTTGCCCAACTAGACTTAGCTCTTGGTGGTGCTGGTGGTACTGCTGGTGCAACTGCTCTTGCTAACTCTTTAACTACTGGTGCTTTAGCAGGTACATTGACTAACCTAACAGGTGGTAGTGGAACTGGTGCTTTGACGGGTGCTTTAGGCGGTACTGTTGCAGGAATGGGTACAGGTACTGGTTTAACGGCAGGTGCAGGTGGTCTAGGCTTAAGTACTACTGGCGCAGGTTTAGGTGCGGCAGGAACTGGTGCAGGTATTACGGCAGGTACGGGATTAACAGGAACTGGTGTTTTAGCGGGTTCTGGTCTTGGAACTACTTTGCTTGGTACGGGTCTAGGCACTGGTTTGGGTACTGGAGTGCTTACTGGATCAGGTTTAGGCACTGCCCTGTCAACTTTAAATACAGGTTTAAATACTGGCGTTAAGACAGGATTAACTGCGGGCAATCTTGCTAATCTTTTCTCTGGTGGTTTGGGTACTGCGGGTAGTTTGCTTCAGATGCAACAATCTAAGGAAGCGGCTCAACAAGCGCAAGCCCGTATTGATGCTGAAACTGCTGCTGCCAAAGCCGCTGCTCAGTTCCGACCTGTTGGCATGACTACTCGATTTGGTACTTCACAGTTCCAAGTTGATCCTGTTACTGGTCAATTGACAAGCGCAGGATACACACTAAGCCCTGAGGCGAAGAATGCTCAAGATCGCTTGGTTAAGTTGGCTGAGTCTGGTTTACAACAAGCAGAAGGCGCTCAAGCACAGTTTGCTCCTCTTCAAACAGGCGCTCAGAACTTGTTTAACCTTGGCAATCAATACATTGCTCAAAATCCTCAAGATGTTGCACAGAACTATCTCAATCAACAGATGGCTTTGTTGCAACCTGGTCGTGAACTAGAGTTGGCTAATCTGCAAAACAGACTCCAACAACAAGGTCGTGGTGGTTTGGCGGTTGCTCAAGGTGGCGCTTTAGGTGCTACTACTCCTGAACTACAGGCTTTGTATAACGCTAGAGCGCAACAAGAGGCTCAATTGGCTGCTAATGCTCAACAGTATGGACAACAGAATGTCGCATTTGGTGCGGGATTGCTTGGAACAGGCGCACAGACTATGGGTCAATACTATGGTGGTCAACAAGCGGCCTACGCTCCTTATACGACTGCTTTGGGACAAGTACAAGGTTTAGAGGCTTTGGGTCAACAACCTTTGACAACAGGCATCAACTTAGGACAAATTAGTTCTCAAGCAGGTGCAAATGTTGGGAAACTTGGTCTTACTGGCGCACAATTAAGTACAAACTTGGCAACTGGTGCTGACGCTACTAGAAACCTAGCGGCTCAAGGATTGATAGCGGCAGGTAATCCTAATGCTCAGTTTGGTCAGGCAATTGGTGGACTGTTTGGTGGTGGATTGCAGTCTGCATTTAGCGGAACAGGTTTAGGCTCTTCTGGTTTTGGAACTGGTTTAGCTTATGGCAATCAAGACCTTGGCTTATTCTTGTAAGGAATTATCATGGCAGAAAATATAGTAGCGGGTCTGTTTGGAATAACTCCTGAAGCGTATCAGGGTCAACAGTACCAACAAGACCTTAAAAGAGGTTATGAGTTAGCGCAACTTTCACCAGGAGCTGCTGCACAAGCTAATCTAATGGCAAGTGTTGGTCAACTAGGTCGTGGCTTTGCGGGTGCTTTGGGTATTGAAGACCCACAATTGAAGATGATTAGCACTAGAAACACTATTGCTCAACAGATAGACCAAACTGATCCTGAGTCAATCTTAAAAGGCGCTCAGATGCTTGCTCAAGCTGGCGACCAACAAGGCGCTATGGCTTTGGCTCAATATGCTCGTCAAGCACAGGGTGAGATGGCTTTGGTGCAACAACGTCAAGCGGCAAGTCAAGCATCCTTGGCATCGGCTTCTCGTGAGCGTCAACAAGCAGTTAATCCAAATATTCAGGTTGCAAATGAGATTGGAACTTTAGAGGCTTCACTTTTAGACATTGAGAATGCTCCTGATAGTCCAGATCGCACTCGTGCTAAGAATTTACTGAACTTCCGATTAACAGCTTTAAAGAATTTAACAACAAAGCCTGAAAAAGAAAAGTTATCTGCATTTGGTCAAGAACTTGTGGATGCAGGATTGACACCAGGTACTGAACCATACATTAAACGTATGAATGAGTACTTAGAGAAAAAACTTGAAGGTGTTAAAAAAGGTACTGGCAACGTCACTATTGGTGGTATCAATGTTGATACAGGTGCGGCAGCTAAAGCGGCTGGCAAAATTGTTGGTGAAAATGTAGCCAATGTTGAAAATCAATTCTCATTGGAAACCGCCTATAAAGATGCACTTTCTCTGTTAAACAAAGGCATCTATAGCGGTGCTTTTGGCCCTGAACAGGCGGCAGCAACTAAGTATTCGCTTGGTTTGCTTGGTAACCAAAAGAAACTCGAAAACACAGAAGTGTTCTTGGCAAACATTGGCGAAATTGTAATTCCTCGTTTGGTGCAATTTGGTGGAAATGACTCTAACGAAGAACTTAAATACTTGCAAAATGTTGTGGCTGGAAATCAACGTCTTGAGCCTGAATCTATGAAGCGTATTTTGGCTAGCGCAGAAAAGAAAGTTCAAAACAATATTAAACGTTTGAATCTACAAGCACAAGCGGCTAAAGGTGGTACTGAGCTACCAATTGCACCTGTTACAAATGCACCTCTTGGCTCTCCTCAGAATCCAATCAAGTTGAAGGATAAGTAATATGGCTACTATTTACGAATACAAAGGTGTTTCCTATGAGTTGCCTGATGGACTGAGCGAAGATGATGCGTTGTCAAGAATTAAGAGTTCTTTGCAACCTGAACCTTCTCAACCAGATGTAAAAGCACCCTCATCTGGTTTCTTAATGGGTTTAAAAGACCCTATCACTGCTGGCGCACAAATGATTCCTCGTGCTTTAGGGGCAGTAGCCAGTTTGGGTGGCACTAAGCCTAACTCCTTGAGTGAGTTGCTTTATAGAGAAGCAAAACGTATAGATGAGATGGCTAAAGCTGAAGAGCAATCCTATCAAGCCCAACGTGAACAGGCGGGTGAATCTGGCTTTGATGTGGCTCGTTTAGGCGGCAATATTCTTAACCCTGCCAGTCTTGTTCCTGCGACTCGTGTGGCTCAATTGGCTAGGGCTAGAGGCTTGTCTACTGTTGGTCAAGCGGCAACTGCTGGCGCTGTAGGCGGTGCTATGCAACCAGTAGTCGGAGAAGGTGAGTTTGGTGAGCAGAAGACTAAACAAGTGGTTTTAGGTGGAGTTACTGGCCCTATCGGTGAAAAGGTTGTTGCGGGCGCAGGGCGAGTTCTCAACCCATTAGTCTCCAAAGCAGAGAAAACCATGCGTGAGCTTGGAATTACGCCTACCACTGGTCAAACCCTTGGTGGACAATTTAAGACACTTGAGGAATTTGCTGAGAACATTCCTTTAGTTGGTCAAAGCATTCAAAATGCAAAACAACGTGTACTCTTTGATTTTAACAAGAGTGTAATTAACAAGGCATTAGCTAAAGCAAGTGACCCAACAAAACAAGATAAATTAAGTCTTCCTGCTGATGTAATTGGTAGAGATGCAATCGAATATGCCTCAAAAACAGTATCTGATAAATATGACGATGTTTTGTCAAAAATAACATTTGACTTAGATTTTGCAACCACTAGCAATATTTTAGGTGAACTTGCTAAGGCTAAAAGTTTATCAGCAGACCAAAGAGAAAAGGTCGCTGCAGCTTTGAATGACATCGTTTTAAGTAAATTCTCAGGTCAAAAACTTGATGGTAAAACATACAAAGGTATTGAGAGTGATTTACGAAAGAAGGCAAGCGATTATGTTAACAGTCAAAGTGCTTCGGAAAAAGAAATTGGATATGCGTTAAGCGATGTTCTTGGCGTACTTAAAAAAGAATTGTATTTCCAAAATCCCAAGCAAACACCTACATTGCGTAGAGTTGATGCTGCCTTTAGTGATTTATCTGTAATCAATGTAGCTGCGGCTAATTCTGGGGCAAAAAGTGGTGTATTCACACCGCAACAATTTTCCACTGCTGTGCGCCAACAAGACCCAACGAGACGCAAATCTTCGTTTGCTAAAGGTAAAGCTAAAGGCCAAGACATCTCGGATGCCGCACTTGAAGTCATTGGCGACCCCACAGGGGCATCTCAAACAGGTCGGCTTGCGCTTGGAATAGGTGGTGGGTATGGCTTACTATCTGAACCTACAGTTGGTACAGCAACGGCAATTGGAGTCCCCGCTGCCTATAGCCAAGGTGGACAAAAGCTAATTGATGCGTTGTTGCGTAACCGCCCAGAGTTATTGCAACGTGTAGGCGGTATGCTTTCTCAACAATCAGCGCCTTTTGGTAGTGTTGTTGCACCGAGTGCTGTTGGACAGTACAACCTTTCTGAGAGAAGGTAATGAAAGACGGGCTGTTTGCTATCTCAGTAGCAGCCCTTCTTCTTGGTTTTGTAATCTTTTGTAGTTATATTATTGTTTGGGCATTTCCGTGATCGCCTTTCTCTTGGCGGCAACCATAGAGTACCGATGTATTAAATGGACTTGGACTGGCGATGTTTACAATCGCAAAGTAGTCTGTCTCAAGTG